TTTCAAAAGATGATCGGGTGAATTCTTTCATATCATTCTTCTTCTAACTCTTCATCTTCTTCATCACTAATACCAAATGTATCTGCAGCCACCATTGGTCTAAAGTCATCAATTCTTTCTGCAGACTTTGCAAAAAGTAGTTCTTTGATTTTATCACTAACTTGAGATGGAGACTCGTCAGCAATAATCATATCCAGAAGATCATCCATTTTTAATACCTATAACTAATCGTTTTTATTTATATTTCACCACCCTTGGGTATCTTTGGAGCTGCGGGTGGTTTCATCTCAGGAACCTCTGTTGCTGCTCCTTGAGAATCTAAACCTGGTTCCATTACTGGTTGTCCAAGATCCATTCCAGCTTGTCCATCTAAACCAACTTCTGCTCCTGGTTCTCCTGGTTGCATTGGCATTCCAGTTGCCGGATCAATTGGCACATTTGGATCTGGAATAATTCCATTCTCAATTTCTTTCTTAATAAGTTCATCTTGCTCAATAATATCAACATCAGTTTGTCTTAGAACTTTACGGCGAACATAGTCAAGGGAGAAATACTTACCAACATAAGGTTCTGCAGCTGCAACCATATTCAATCGTTCTCCCATAAGTTCTGCTTCTTTTAGTTCAGCAAAATGATTGTCATACAGGAAATCGTATTGAATATGCTCACTCATAATCTCCCAGTCTTCTGGGGTTACAATATTTTTAAGAATAAGTTGAGTTTTCAACATATCATTAAACATATTTGAAAATCTTTTTCTTAAACGTCCAACAAATTTGGAGAACTTAAGTTCATCTCTTAGGATTTCTGAAGAACGACCGAGATTGAACCCACCTTCGCCATCCATTCTTGATGGTGGAACATTTAATGAACGATATAATTTTTTCTTAAAATACTCAATATCAGTAATTTCTCCTAGGTTTTGTCCACCAGGAAGTGTTGTGATTTCTGTTCCTCTTCCACCTTCACGGCGAGGAAGCCAAAAATCTTCAAGCATTGCCATGTATTTTTTATCATCGCGGATTTCTCCGGTAGACGCATCATATACAAGTTTGTTACGATAACGCATCATAACATCACGAAGATATTGTTCTGCTTTTACCTTAGGTAGATTGCCTACATCGATGTAGAAAATTCTACGCTCAGGAGCACGAGACAATCTGTAGATAACAAGACTGTCTTCAATCATGCGGAGTTGATTGAGAGACTTGATTGCTTTATGAAGATATGAAAGTGTATTTCCTTTATTTCTATCGACCAGTCCTGATGTGCAGTATGTAATTGCATCTTTTGCAATTTTTATACCCTGACTTGCTCCTGTTGCATTTGCATTTCCGGTAGGATATGCAGCACTTTTTGGATTATAGATGAAATATTCTTCAATCTCTGGAAAATTATAATCCATTGGATTATCATTCTTTCCACCCAATCTTCCCAACAAATATCTTTCGTCTCTTTTTGGATCTTTCTTTTCCTTTCTAATATAACGCATTTTCATAGCGTCAATATAACGAAGTTCCTGAATACCATCTTCAGGTTTCTTTAAATCAATGACTTTGTGATAATAAATTCTTCCATCAATATACCAGTTTCTGTATATTTCGTGTGACTTCTTATCAAAATCCAATAAGTCTAGAATAAACTTAAATTCTTTTCTAATTTTTTTCTTGATACCATCACTTGCGTTCAGATTATCTAAATCAATTTGAACTGGAGTGTCGTTAGTATCCGAAACAATCGCCTCATTAACAATATCTTCAATAGCACTATCAACTTCAGGATGAAGTGCCATTTCCCTATAACGCTTGATGAGTTCAAACTCTGTTCTATATACCCCTTCAATGTCAACATATGAACCAAAAAACCCACTACTCATGTAGTGATCAACCCCGTCCTCATTATTTTGAGGAACGGGGGACACTGTAGTGGGTGTTTTTTGTTCAGTATCCTCTAAAGAGAATCCAAATAACTTTGACATAATTAATTGTTAACTTTCTACTATTTATTAACTCTTTGCAGCAGCACTAGTAGAAATCAATTCATAAGATTGAACTTGGAACTCAACGGTAAACTCTTCAATTGTGTCTGAAGAATCATAAGACAGATCAATCTGTGAGATATTTGTTGGGAAAATATCGTTGAACTTATAAACTTTCAGGATGGAATTGTCAGACCCAGCGTTTGTGGTGCTGCTTGGAGTTGATCCTCTGCCTAGTTGATAAACAGTTGCTTCTGACATGTAAGCCGCTGGTTGAGTTGCACCTAGATTGTTATCTAGTTTGGAAATTCCTTCCATCCATGCTTCAAAAGCATTTCTGAGTTTGAAGTCCTCATCATTAATAATAGTTACCGTCCAGGTATCAAATGTTCTGTCTCCAGCAACTTTAAAAATTCTTCCTCTGAAAGGAACATCGATTGATCCGATGTTTGATGCTGGAAGTGCAGCAGATTTACACATGTAGGTAAACTTGTCTGCGTCCCAAGATGCACCAACTGCAGCAGTTGGGAAAGTTGTGAGTTCAACTTGGAATAAATTGGGGCGAGCGCCCCCTCCAACTAATGCAGACTTAAATTGGGAAACTGTCTTTAGTTTTGCCATGATTTTTTCCTCCTTTTGTTATTTATTGAATAATGATCAAACTGTACCAGCTACTTCTTCAAAACTTACACCAGTTCTGGTAGCAACAAAGGTTAGGGTTACGTAGTTGATGGACTTCGCTGGTTTCAGGAAGATATCAGCTCTAAACTCATTATTATCAATAACGTCAGGGGTATTATTTGTTTGATCACAAACTACAAGGAATCCGTAGAGACCTCTCTTTGCCTCAACATCACGGAGGTATGGTTCAACGATATTCTTAAAGTTTGCTCTGGTTAATTCATCATTCAGTTCAAAGAGTTGTGCTTGTGCAGCTCTTTGAAGTGCTTGTTCAATTGTAAGGAACAGACGACGAACGTTAATTCTATCAAATGCGGATGCGTAACCAAGAGCCGTCTTATCACCGAAGAGAAGAGTTCCAATACCAGGTTGAGTAACAATTGCGTTTACTCTTTGTGGATAGAGTTGATCTCTTTGTGCCTTGCTTGGGTTGTATGCAAGTTTAATTGCATTATTAATAATTCCACGTTGCTGACCTGCAGGTGAGAACCAAGGATAAGCAACAATGTTTGTACGGCACATTAAACCAGCAACATCTGGGTTACATGGAATGTAACGGAACTTGTTGTTAAATCTATCATAAGTGTACTTATATCCACTATCAAATACTGCATATGATGATGAATTTAGTGAACTGAAGTACTTGATCAGGTTATTTGTCTGAGTGGTTGTATTGGTTACACCAACAAGATCAGTTCTATGTGGTCCAATAACCGCTACACAATCCTTTCTCAATTCTGCGAGTGAGATTAGATACTGTGCTTTTGCTTGAGAATCGGCAACATCGTCAAATCCAGGGCCCATGATTAAGTAATCTACCTGAATTTCATCTTTGTTTGAGAATAATTGGTAGGAAGATACGATGCTTCCGAGTTCTGGTTTCATTCCACCCGAAGCAGAATAATCAACACCACCAGTTAGCGTATATGTTTTGCTACCAATAGCATTGAATGTCACATCTTGTGCATTTAATCCCCATAATCCATCTGCTGTGGAAATTGGGTTAAATGAAGTAGAAGGAACTCCGGAGTAAGTAGTAAATCCAGTAGCTCTTGGTGCAGTTCCCCAATATGAATCTACTGCAGATCCAGGATTGCTTCCCGCATAAATTTGGGATGAGAAGTCTGCAACGTACTGTTCGTACCAGATCTTTTGTGGAGAATTTACTGCTGATACCGCATCAAGTGCTTTGGAAAGACCAACATGCTTCTCTAGTATTGTTCCTTGATTTCCAGTAATAGTACCAAGATCATCTACAACTACGATATGTAGTTCGTCATTATAAGAATTTCTTTCTGAAGCATATCTTGTTGTACCTGGTTTTGGTGCAATAGATTTCCAGAAAATGGTTGTATTTGTTAATGACAGAGTTTGATTGTCATACCAATCTGCAACTGACGCAGCGGTAGCAATTCCTGTTGAAGCACCAGTGTCATCGATAAAGTTTAATGTATTCCCTGCAGAAAACGCTGAATAAGTCGTTCCTTCAGCGTAGTTAATTCTTGTTTCAGTTCCAGCAGAAGATACTCTAGAAACAATCTTAACATCGATTGTTGAATTAGAATTAGTTGAGTCTGTTGTTACGCCAGTAATAATACCCTTTAGATAACCAGTGAAGGTTGAAGTGGTTCCTGCTCCTGGTAGAACAGCGTTAGTCAATGATACTGTTACGCCATAACCAACAGTAGCGCCTAGACCTGCTAAAGTATCAGTGCTAATACCGATCGTTTGGTCAGCATAATCGTCGATGAAGCAAACCTTCATGCTGTTTGCCCAAGAACCGGGGTTCTTTGCGGCATAAGTGAAGTTAGTTCCTTCAGAATGATTATTGATATAGTCGTCGTAGTTGTCAATATCTAATGATGAAGTTGATGCAACACTTACACCAGCATTTGCATTGTTGAGAGATGAACCGCCAGTTCTTACGACCTTAAGAACACCGCCATATGAAAGGTATGAAGAAGCACTCATCCAGTACTCATACTGGGCATCGGTTGAGAGTGGCTTACCGAATACGTTAATTAAATCTTGCTCTGTAGTGATATCAATTGGGTAATCAACAGGTCCGATTGGAAATGGTCCAGCAATCGCACCGATATTATCTAAAACATTATCAGCTCTTCCTACTGTTAAGTCAACCTCTCTGACGAGTACGCCTGGAGATAATTGAGGAGTCGCCATGTTTTTCTCCGTAAAGTCTCAGTTTATCTGAAAATATTTATTAAAAAGTTACTTTTCGCAGGGGAAACTTGACGTGAACACACTACCAGTCAGGATATTCCCACTTACTAAAGATATTAGTCTGCATCCTACTAACAATAACTCTTTTTATAGTACAATCTTTGCATTCATATGAATAAGAAGAAGCCACTGCCCCT